GTAAAGTATCTAAAAATATTTTAAAAGCAAGCATTGTGTCTGGAATTTGTTTTCTTCTAATGTTTCTTGAATTAAAAAATACAACAAAATCTTTTTCTTTACCACCAAATATAGTAGACTTTAATGTCTCTAATTCTTTTAGCTCATCCTCTTTTACAATTGGATAGTACATATCGTGGTTTAAACCGTGAGGAACATACTCAATTATTTTTTTACCTCTTTTTTCATCTAAAACAAGCTCATTAATTAATTTAGTTTGCTTTGAAATAGCTAACAATGCATCACAGGATTCGTAAAATGCTTTATTGTATAGCGGTGCTGGGTAATCATCCCAAATGTTTAGATAAATGATTGGCATGTGTTTTCTAATTTCGTTTTCAATTACAAACAGCCATTCAAAATATCTTGGATCAGTAATTAACATGATTGCATCCGGTTTTTCAACCTCAATCATGTGTCTAATCAAATCAGCATCTCCATAGTTATCTACAGGGTACAGAAAAACAGAAGCATCTGTTAATTTTGTGTTTGTGTTTGTGTCTTGGGATAAGTCAAAACGTTTTCCTTTTTCAGGATGGTTAATTGCACCTGCAATATTTACCCAATTAAAATGTTGAGCTGTATTTAATACTAGCTCTTTTGCTATAGTTGCTACTCCAGAGTGTACTCTAATGTCGTCACAAATTAGCATGATTTTTTTCCTCTCGTTTTGAGGAAGATAATTAAAACTTGAATTCATATAACTTTATTTTGTTTTTATTTAAATGTAATAACTTAATTTTGTTCTTCCAAACTTAAATCGTTATGATTGTGAATTTGTCTTTTAAATTCATCATCTGTTAAGTAAAGGTGAATTGCTCGTTCCGATAGTTTTTGGAAAGAGAATTTACGTTTAATGCATTCTACTCTAAATTGCTCAAATAGATCTTTATCTAATTTGACACTTGTTAATTGTTGGTTTTTTTCACTCATAGTATTTACTTTTTATGTTTATTGTATATACATATGGTAGTATATTAGTAGGTCGCAGAGCATAAGTGAGTCTTATGAAATGAACACCAATTACAATTTTTATGTGGGGTTGGTTGATGTTCAACATCTTTGTATCCATTTCGATCAAATGCCTGTTCTATAAATTCCTCAATTGATTTAGATACTTTATTTAATTTTACTTTACCTGATGCAGGTTTAAATAGTTGTACACGTTTGATTACGAATTTATCGCTTTCAAATGGTTTACGTTTTACGATCATAAACTCTATTTCTATATTCTCTAATGGTAAATTGTATGTTTCAGAAAAATATTTTTTATAGAGTATAAGTTGAAATTGTTTATTTTCGTCTGATTTTTCTTTCTTGCTCCAACCTTGTTTACTGGTTTTAATATCTATGATCTTGATTGTGTTTGTTGGCTCGTGGTACATTACAATGTCTAAGTAACCTTGGAACATTACATTATATAATTTTGGAGAGGGGTGGAGTATAAGAGGTAACTCACATCCTACTAAATGCCAACCGCGTTTAGAAAAATATTTGTTTCTGTTTTTAGCAAATTCTCTTATGATTTCTACCCCATCTTCAAAAAATTCCCTAAGTTCTTCAGGGGAGGTAAAGTGTTGGTTATTGTTTGATTTGTATTGCTTTTTATATTCTTCACGTAATGCATCTTCAAGCATTTCGTATGTGTTTAGTTTATCTGCTTCTGCTCCACTTTTTCCATACATTGTAGTTAAGTAAGCTTGGATAACTTCATGTAATGCTGTTCCAAAAATAGTGTGAATGGAGGAAGTAAATTGTTTATATCCTTCTTTGTATTGGAGTGACCATTTTTTAGGACACTCATTGAACATGGATAATTGAGAATATGAAATAGATTTTTGAGTTGCATAATCTATTGTTGGTAATTGTTTACTTTTAATCTCTTTTAATAGTAAAGGTAACTTCTTTTTCATTACACAAAGATACAAAAAAAGCCTGCCATAGGCAAGCTTTCTTTTAGTTTTTAAAAATATCCCTGTAGCGATACTAGGATAATTTTTATAGCCGTAGCTATACGGTCCTAAGCCGTGGGTTTAATTTTATCTAATAATTCCTGCTCTTACTTGAAGCATTCTGCGTTCATTAATATCTTCTTGAGATCCAATTATTGTACTGTAATCTTCCATAGATAGTGTTTTACCGGAAGCAGCCAATGATATAATGTTTTCTATTAGATCATGTAAATCCATGTCTGATTGGGCATCTTCTCTAGCATATTCGAGTAAACGAATAAATAGAGGAACGTCTACTGTAATTATATCTCTTGGGTTCATATTATTTTTTTCTGTATTCATCAGATATGTAAAATTTCCAATACTCCTCAAGTTGATACAAATCAGTTTTGCCTATATTATCTTCCATATAGAGTTTAATATCATTATCGTAGTTTTTAGCTTGTTGTTGGTAAGTGCCTGGTGTTGGGATGTAATGATGTTTTCCCATGATTTGTTTAACTGTTTCTTTAGGCATAGCATCAATTTCCTTTAAGAAATCTTCAAAATTTTCAGTGCTTTCAAATTTCCCTTGTGGAAGATAAGTTTTTTCTTCTACTTCATCAATACCTTTAATTTCAACTTCTTCTTCAATTGAATCTACCCATTCAAAAGCTTTTTTAAAGATACGAGTAACAGCTTCAAGTGCTGCTTCTTTAGATAAGTTGTGATTTTTCATTAATAATTCAACAGCTTTTTCAGCATTGCCTTCTTTATCTTCTTTTGCTAAAGTAATAACAGTAAGAATATCAGCTGCCATTCTAGTATTATTTTCCATTCTACTTAACAAGTCACCAAATGCTCCTTCTTCTATTTTTACTTCTTCTATTTCAACTTCATTTAAACCATATTTTTCACCTAAGAAATGTTCAAACGCTGTTTCATAATCTGCTTTAGCACGAGGTGGGATTTGGTTAATTGCTCCAATTCCAACAATTCCTCCAATCATGGATTCGTTTAAAGATGCTTTTTCAGCATCCTCAATTTCTTTATTGATAATAGCTTTGTATTCACCTTCTGTGATTACACCTGAAAGGAATTGCATGCGTAATGTGTCTTTTTCCATTTTATATATTTTATTATAAATATTATGTATTTTTTGCTTCGCGCAATACTATTAAAGCTTTCTGAATATATAATATGTCATCCATTTTTTCTTGGATACTATGTTCTAGCCATTCTTCTAGTTTTAGGTCGTTACGATCTAAATCTGTTCCATACTTTTGTTTTCCAATGGTGGCTCTAGCAACAAATTTGTCTATAATGGAGTCTACAATTGAGTCTGTAACCTTAATTTCTCTATTCATTTTTTCAATAATTTTTCTACTTCTTTTTCATCCATTCCCATATCGTAAAGTACCTTTCTGGTACCATGGTCACGTAATATGTCAATATATTCTTCTGCTTCCCCTAAACTACATTCAAAATGTTTTGCTACATATTCTATTAATGTAGCAGGTTTTTTCTTTGTTTTTGACTTAAGATATTTCAAAAACACTTTAGATTTAGGGATCATTTCTCGATAAATTTGGTATAGTTGGTGTTTGTTATCGTATGGTATTGTTTGAATATAGTTTGCTAATTCAATATAGCGTATATCCATCGATACGTATCGATTAACCACGTAAGAGTTCCATTTATCCCACGACTCTTCCGAAATGTTTTCAATTGGAGTTTTATAGAGGGTGATTTCATTTAACCACCCCCATAAATCCTTAATTTGTTTTTTAGACACTTAATGTAATATCTTTATATTCTTCTTTTAATTCTGAAGGTAACGAATCTGGAAGTATTTTCTTTGATTCTAAATCGTAAAATACAGTAATTGGGATAAGTTGATCTTCATCTGTTCCTGCAATGAATTTAGATACTCTACGGATTACAAATGCTTGTCCGAATAATTTTTCTCCATTAAATCCATCAACTGATGTTGTATTGTTAAAGTCAATGTTCATTTGTGGAGGTGTTTTTGATTGTGTTTTCATTTGATTTTATTTTGGTTTATATTGTTTCTATAATTTTGGCTAAAGCCGACATTACATTTATTTCTTTATCTATTCTAAAATTTGCTTGATATAAATGTTCGTTTAATATAATTGCAACGGAGCCTTCCTTTCCAGGAGCATATTTTGAACTGTATTCAAATAAATTACGATACAATTCTTCAAAGTCCTTTGTATTTGAATCCGCTATAATTTGTCTAATGGTAAGCCATTTTTTACTTCCCATTAGTTCCTTCAATACCTCTTTAATATAGTTGTTTGAAGTTAAAACTGTTTTATCTAGTTCAATACAGCCATCTTTTACAGACATTTGAAGTACATTCAACATTTTTCTCATGTCAGGGTAGTACTGTACTATAAGTGATTTTAAATCTTCAGGTTTATATGAAATAGATAGTTGATCCTTTAATATCCAATCTAAATGGTTGTATACATCTGTTTTAGATGGAGGTACAATTTTAAGTACCTGGCAACGTGATTGAAGTGGATCAATGATTCGCTCAATAAAGTTACAAGTTAATATAAATCGTGTTGAGCGAGAGAATGTCTCAATTACGTTACGTAAAGCGGCTTGTCCCTGAATTGTAATGAAATCTGCTTCGTCTAAAATTACTACTTTAATACTTTTCCAAGAAGCTGAGCTAGCAAATCCCTTTACTTTCTCTCTAATAGTGTCAATTCCATTTTCATCGGATGCATTTATGTAAAGATAATCGCAATCTAGATTTTTAACGATAATTTTTGCTAGGGTAGTTTTGCCTGTACCTGCGGGACCATAAAAGATAAAGTTTTGAATATCACCTTGATTAAGGTATTTTTGTATTGTGTCTTTTACATTTTCGTTACCAACATAGTATTTCAGTTCGGTAGGGCGAAAACGTTCTACGTACAATGTATTTTCTTTCATAACCATAATATACAAAAAAAGCTTGCACTAGGCAAGCTCTTTTATTTTATTTATTTAATTTAGTGTGTGTTTTTAGTACTCTTCGACTTCCATTTCACCGTTTTCAATATTAACCCACACCATTCCGTCTTCTTGAAATGATTTAAGTTTAGGGTCATCGAAATCCGTTGTGTAATATAGAGGTTTCCCTTTTTGTAAGCTGTCCTCATTCCATCCACCGCGGCGATCTAATCCACCCTTTAGAACATAGATGCCATCCTTCTCATTTTTAAGATCCGACATTATGGTTTGTGCATTTGCCGGTGTTACGTCAATACCTTCTTGCATAGAGAGGCCCGCTAACTCCATTAATCTAACTTTATATTCACTTTCAGTAATAATACCAGCCAACATCTGCATACGTAATTGTTCTTTTGTCATTTTATTTTATTATAAATATATTATCTTATTTAATTATACCTGCTCGTCTTAACATTTGATATCTTTCAAGATCAAAATCTAAAGATTCTTTAATAGGGTCAGTTTTTTTTAAGAAATTTCCAAATTGACTTCTAACAATATCTCTTCGTTCAGGTTTAATATTTGCAATTTTAATTACATTTGTTTCTTTATTGTAATCAAAATTTTTATCGTATGTATTTTTTAATAGCTTAACTATATTATTTAATTCAGGTTTTTTACCTTTAATTTTATCTGGGTCTAGGGTAAGGGTTAAAACTGATGGGCCTGCAGGTTGAGGGGTTGTTGGGATTTCTTGTTTTGGTGCAATAAATCCTTTTATATCCTCTGGTTTTAGTTCATATTCTTCTTTTGGGATACCTGCATTTTTCATTACAGTATTAACAGTTTTTTTAATTACATCAAACTTAGGATTAGTATCTGGGGGGAATATTAGGCGGCCATCTTCTTCTTCCCAATTTAATGGGTTTTCTTGGGTTGAAAATTCAGATTTTACTCTTTTAAGCAATGCATCTAATTTAGGGCCAGTACTTATGTCATAAAATAAATCTTTAGCTTGTCTTGGAAGTTCATTAAATTTTAACTCTTCCCATCCACTAATATCTAACCCAGGAATACGGGAAGCAATTTCTTGGGCTTTACTTTTTTTCCATTCAGCATTAGCTTCGTTCCATTTTTCTTTAGCAGCCGCTAATTTCATATTAGGACCTCTAAATTTTCCTTTCGGACCAAATATTTTAGTTTGTTCTTGCTCTATTTTAGTTTTTAAAGCATCACTACCCGCATTCTGGATATTACGAGAGTATATTCCATAATTTGAACTATTATTAAGGTAGTCTTCTAATTTAGCTACAGGGATAGAAGTAGATCTTAAAGTCATATTTTTTGGAATATTAAACTCTTGTCCTTTATTATCTTCCTCTTCCTCTTCGTTTATTTGGCGTAATATATCAGTTAATTTCATAGTTATAAATATGTAAAAAAAGAGACCCGTTATTGAGGGTCTCCATATATGTTAAATCGTTTAATTGGTTCAGGTTGAATTTCTTTTTCTTCACTTCGAATGACATATAATTTGCCTTCTATAGGAGCTAAACGAAATTCTACCTTTTCTTGGTTTTTATCAAACCATGCCTCTAAAGCATCTGTAATGGATTTGTGAATTGTTTCTGTTTTATCGTCTACTAACTTCCACCTATCTGATGGGGGAAATCTTATAGCTATCAATTCATTATATTCTACTATTTTAGTTTCCATAAGTTATTTTATTTTCTTTTAACATTTTATAAAATGTATAGTTACTCATTCCTGTTTTTTTGAAAAAATCGGTTTGAGATTTATATGTTTTATTTTGATAAATGATTAATTTTGTTGCTTTACAATTATTTGCTCCTTTATGTTCTTCTAAATTTAATAAATCTCCTTCATACTTCCAAATATATCCATAAGCAGATTTTTGTTTTCCTCTACAACAATCGTTTATATTATTTCTAAGTTCTTTCCAATGTGCTGTAGGTTTTTGATTGATATATCTTTCAGCATCTATTGCGCTTAGAAAGGTTTTGATGTATTCACCTGAGGTCGAATATTGGATTATTTGTTTAGAGTTGCTTTTGCTTATTTTGGTTTTATGTTGGTTACTTATAGGTTTTCCTTTTCTATGCTCAATAAATTCTAATTTTATACGCTCATATTCTTTACTAGATATATTATATGGAGTAGATTCAATCCATTTCCTTTTTCCTATAGCCATTAACCAAAGTGCATACCATAGTTTAGGTTCTTTTTGATATATTTCACAAAGTAATCTATGACATAAAAAATGTTCACGAGCAGTCAATTCAACTAAATTTTTCTTTATATCTAAACCACCTATACATTTTGGAACTATATGATGTTTTTCAACGTATCCATCCAGTTTACGATTTTGAGCACGTTCAATAATTTGGTTGTATATTCTTGTATAATCCATATCGGTTATACATATTACCGGGAGACCGTAAAGTCGATCTCCCGGTAAAATATTACATCATTCCCATCATAGGATCTATTCCAGATTCTTTTTTGTCCTCTGGTGTATCCACTATTGTACATTCTGTTAATAAAATTGTTCCAGCAATTGATGCAGCGTTCATAAGTGCATTTTTAGTTACCTTATGTGGATCTATGATACCGGATTCTTTCATATCAACGATAGTTTCTGTTTTGATATTGTAACCACTCCAAACACCTTCGGCTTTACCGATTTGCATATTAATTGGATACATATCAATTTCAGCATATCCTGCATTTTTCAAAATAGTTTCAAATGGTTTACCACATGCTTTGTAAACTAATTTTTTTCCATAGTTGAAATCATCTGAAGCGTCTTTTCCATAAGTAATACCTTCACGAGCATATAATAGAGCTGAACCACCACCTGGTACAATACCATCTTCTAAGGCACATTGTGTAGCGTGAAGTGCATCATCTACTCTATCTTTTTTCTCTTTCATTTCGGTTTCAGTACTTCCACCTACGTGAACTAAAGCAACACCACCTACAAATTTAGATAAACGTTCTTGCAATTTTTCCATTTCAAATGGAGTAGCTGCTTTTTCAAGTTGTGCTGTAAGTGATTCTACACGTTCTGAAATTGCTTCTGCTGTTCCTTGACCATCAATAATGGTAGTTTTTTCTTTAGATACTGTAACTGTTTTAGCTTCACCAAACCATTCCCAATTGAATTTGTCTAGTTTCATACCTTTTTCTTTATCAAATACTGTTCCACCTGTTAAGATAGCAATATCTTCTAAAATTAATTTTCTACGTTCACCAAAGTCAGGAGCTTTAACAGCTACTACTTGAAGTGTACCTCTCATTTTATTTACAATAAGTGTAGCTAAAGCTTCTCCATCTACATCTTCTGCAATAATTAAAAGCGATTTTCCTTTTTGCGATACACCTTCTAAAATTGGCAACAATTCTTTTACTTGAGTAAAACGGTGATCAGCAATCAAAACATAAGCATCTTGAAGCAATGCTGACATATTGTTATTGTTAGTAACAAAGTATGGAGATTTGTATCCACGATCAAATTGCATTCCTTCTACAACTTCTAAATATGTTTCGTCTGTTTTTGATTCTTCAATGTAAACTACACCTTCACGTCCTACTTTTTCCATAGCACGAGCAATTAATTTTCCTACTTCAACATCATTGTTTGCTGATATAGTAGCAATTTGTTGTAGCTGTTCTTCCGATGAAATTTTTTCTGAATTTTCTTTAAGTACTGTAAGTACTTCTTTTACTCCAGCGTCAATTCCTCTTTTAATTTCAACAGCATTTGCTCCTTCATTTAATTTGGTTAGTCCACCTTTAACTAATTCACGAGCAAGTAAAGTTGATGTTGTTGTTCCATCACCTGCGTGGTCTGATGTTTTTACTGCTGCTTGTTTAACCATTTGAGCACCTAAGTTTTCAATTGGATCCTCTAGTGAACCAATTTGTTTTGCTACAGATACTCCATCTTTAGTTGAAACAACCATTCCATTTTCTATATACACAACGTTTCTTCCATTAGGTCCTAATGTTGCTACTACTGCATCTGCTAAAGTGTCAATGCCTTTAACTAATTTTTTACGAGCTTCTGCTCCGAATTCTATTTTTTTGCTCATCTTAATTTTCTGTTTTAACTCTTGCTAATATTTGTTTCTCGTTTCCTATATAATATTCGTCTCCATCGTGTTGAAGTTTTGAAAACCCCATAGTTGGAAGAATTACTACATCACCTACTTTTATTTCGGTTTCTAAAAATGTTCCTGTTACTGTATATGTTCCAGGTCCTACAGCTATAACGGTTCCATGTTCGTTTCTATCTTTTCCAGCATCTGGTATAACGATAGAGCCATACATTGTTTCTTCCGTTTCAATTGGTTTAACTATAACTGCATCAAAAAGTGCTTCTAATTTACTCATAATTTTACTTTGTTTAACATTGTTTCTATTCCTTCTTTGACTGTGTTCCAAGTTTCAATATAATCTTGGATTGAATTGTACGAATTCTCGTTTTGATAAAATTTTTCTTTAGCTACACGATTTAGTGCATTTGAAAAATTGCTGTAATGTCCAATTATTTTTTCTACCTCTTTTCCAGTTGCTTGTTTACCAGCAAATCCTCTCATAGAAGTAGACAATTCCATTACTGTAAAGTTTGTTGCATCTTTAACAATATAAAAGGGCTCCATGTTTGGATCCTTAATTGTACATAAATTGGATTGTGTGTCATTCTCGTCTCTAGCGGGACGACCGCGTCGTTTTGTTTCTTGCATAACTAAATTTAAATTTATAACTGTAATATACGAAAACTTATTTGAATTTCCTAATTCTATTATACATATTAAAAACTTGATTCCTCTTTACGAACCATATAATATTCGCTTGTAGTGTCCTCTGATTTAAATTCAAGTTTCATTAAACCCTGATAGCTTAAATATAAAGTACCGCTTTCTAAATCTTTATTTACGTGTAGTATATTTTTGAATATATCTGAATTAAATGGTATTTCGATTTTTTGTTGTTTGATTTTACCATACATTTGGTAAGTGATCTTGTTGTTATGGCCTTGTTCATCTCCAAAAGTGAACACACACATATCATCTCCATTCAAGTCTTTGTCAACAGATACTGTTAACAAACCAATACCTGCTAAAGCAGATTTTGCTTTAACTAAATTGTCAACATATTCTTTTTCAAATGGCAATACAGCATCCCATTCAGGTTCTGTTACAGCACCTACTCTACCAATAAGTAAAGGATCAGCTAAAGCATATGTTAAGTTAAAGTCACTATCTGCAAAATGCATTTTAGTGCATAGGTTTCTATTTTTTTCTAAAGTAAATAGCAAATCACCTGAGGTAATTCCTATTAAGTTGAGTAGTTTTTTAGTATCAAATATGGCTAGCTCACTGTCTTCAATGTCTATATTGTTGTGGGTAATATTTCCTATTACCTCTTTGGAAATTGACATAAAGTCAATGGTTAAGGTTTTGTCTTTGATTTTCCACTTGACGGACTCGTTTTCGCCCAAGTAGTATTTGTTTATAACCGATTGTAGAATTAACTTATTTACCATGTGTTAAATGTATGAAATATTTTTTAAATATCCTAGTTGAATGTAAAGAATTTAGCTTTAAATGGATTCAAATTAAAATCCCAACCAATATCATTGTACACGGTTTCTAATTTGTTTCGCATTACGCTATCAAATAAACCATCTCTATCAATATATTTGTTAATTAATTCTGTAATGTCATCTGGATCGTTGTAGCCGTTGTATCCTATAGTGTCAATTTGGTATGGGTTTGGTTTCAGGTTAGCTATATACATTTTATCTCCAATGGTAAATTCAGGGTACTTTACATTAAGTTTTTTATATTTTAAAAAATCGTTGTATCTAATTGCTGCTTTTGTGTTTACAGGACATTTTAATTTCAATTTGGAAAATAAATCACCAGCCATAGGTTTACGTTCAATATATTCACCCATTTTCTTTAATCCAGTTGGTTTCAGTAAGTTAATCCACTCAATTTTACCAACCATTTTTTTGAATTCCATTACGTCTTTATCTATTTCGATTTTTGGTTTACCAAATAGAATATTTTTGATCAAATTTTCTCCAAAGTTTCTAAATAGGGGAGGAAAATTAGATTTCATAATGTCCATTCCTTTCATCTCTAATTCCTCAATTGATATGCCTTCTTTGTTTACAATGTACATTGCATAACGGCGTTTTCCGGACCAATACGCTTTTTCAGCGATTACCTCTTGTTTAAGCACAAAATGGTGTGCTTCGGTCATATTGAATAAATCCTGCGATATATTGTTTAAATTATCGTTTGCTACTTGCTGTAGTTCTTCTGTTAAAATAAGTAAATGTTTGATTTTTTCTTCACGATCTTCGTATTTTAAATCAGGGTTTCTATGTTTTAGCAAATCAGTTAACTCCATGTAAAGGGAATCTGTATCGCTAGCTATTACGAATGTTTTTGGGTCTGTATTTAATTGTTTGGAGATATAGTCGTTTACAAATGTAATTGATTCTTTAGTTAAACGTTGTCCGCTGTTTGTGATAGCGGCTGAGCATATTTTAAATCCATCTGTAAAGCGCCAAGAGTTAATTGCATATGTACCATATAAAGCGTTTTGTAAGATTTTAAATGCCATTTGGTACAAGTCATATAGTTTATAGTTTGCCCAATCTTCTTTTTTACCTGCTTTTTTCTTAAGTGCTCTATAATGTTCTCTTTGGTTAAACCAATCCTCTAGTACTTCACAAGCTATGCTTTTTTGATCGGTTCTATAAAATGCTCCACTAGCGGAAATAGTCCAATTATTGTCTTCAATTAATTTAATTAAAGCTCCGGCTGCTATAGTAGCGTCTTTTAAAGTATAAGATCGTTTGACTAGTTTTTGTATGTGTAATTTTTCTTCAGGGTCAAGTTTTTTTAACTGCTCTAAAGAATTATATTGTTCGTAATTATCTTTTGTAACAATTCTACCTATTAGTGTTTCAACACCTAAATTCAAAGATTTGATAATGGAGGGATATAGTGAGGTAAAGTCTAAGTCACTTACATCTGAATATAGTCCTGGGATAGGATCTAGTAGATATCCACCTGCGTAGCTATCTTTTTTACGGATTGATTTAGGGTAACGATTGACATATTTTCCTGCCATTGTTTTTACAACAATGTTATCTTTTTCAAAGCTATATACAGTACCCTCAATTGTTGAAGTACCGCGTTGATGTACCACGTGATCACCGAGTTCAAGCTCTTTAATGGTGTGGTTTGTGGTAGTTGGTTTATTGGGTGCAATTATACCCTTGCGTTTTAAATACGTTAAAATCGCCCCCTCGTTTAATATGGTATTGTAGTAAATTGATTCGTATGGTGTATGGCATAAATGGGAAATCAAAATAGTTAATTCAATAAACTTTTGTTTTTCCTCTAATGCTTCTATAATTTCAACATCTCGAATATTGTATTCTATAAATTTAAGTGGATCTTCCCTAAATAAAGTATCTAAATTACCGTTGTATTCAATTTTACCTAAATTAACATATTTTTTGCCGATATCACCTAACTTGTAGGATGGTTCTTCCTTAGCAATGTATTTGCGAAGCAATAACATATAGTCTAAACTGCTAACTAAACCAATTTTAATTGGGGAATTTGGTTGGGATAATGTTTCTGTAATTTTTCCAATTGGGGATAAACGGTTTACTTCATCTCCCAAACATTTTCTAATTCTATAATATAAATAAGGAATATCAAAGAAATCACTATTGTATCCTACTACAATTGTAGGATCCATTTGCTCCCATTTTAATAAGAATTTACGTAGTAAGGTGTTTTCATCTTGGCATGAAATAATGGTTTTCCCATCTTGGTTTATATCCTCTATTTTACCTGCTTTATCTAAAATAAAGCATATCTTTTCCTTAGTGGAGGTATCAATTAAAGCAATGGCTGTAATTTCTGCATTAGCTTCTCTAATAGTAAATGGGGTAAGTGCACCTAAAATTTCAATTTCAATATCTAAATAAACGGTATTGTGGTATTCAGGCATTTCGTCTGTCTTGTAGTACAGATCTCTTAAAAGTACAAGTTCACGGTCAATGTCTTTTTCATAAATTGTAGGATCTTTTCTATCGTATTTACCAGATATTGGAGAACATTTTTCACCAAATAGTGTTTCATGTTCCCCATATTCATCCAACTTATATAGAGTAGGCCAATATTGGAATTTGTGTATTCCTTTTTTATCGTCCCGTAGATAGTAGTACCATTGATCTTCTCCTGGTAACCTGTTGTAAAAAACACTTTGATACATAAACTTTATTTATATGAAGATACAAAAAAGCCTGCCGGTAGGCAAGCTTTTCTATAGAAGATTTGTTTAAAATTTACCTAAGATGTGGGCTAGTGTAAGGTGGTTCACCTATTCCAAATTTTTTTAAAACATCTAGCATATTTGCATTATCTCCCGCATTTGGGATAAATACTGAGTACTCTCCAGTATGTGGATTTTCTCCAAATTTTATTTTTTTCGGGTTAACAAAAAACTTTTTCTTTGCTGCTAGTGCTATCTGTTCCTGCTCTTTCTTGTCTAGTTCTCTATCAATTGCAATATAAAGACCATCTTCCATATCGCCATAATATCTATCTGCTTCTTCTATTTTTTCTTTATATTGACCTTCTGTAATAATACCAGCCAACATTTGCATACGTAATTGTTCTTGTGTCATTTTTATATTTTATTATAAATATTACAAAAATTGAGATAAGTCAGGTTTAAAGTAATTGATTGATTTCATTACTTTTTTGTCAGAGCTTCTATAGACGATATAATATCTACCAACCTTCGAGTAGTGACACGGAGTCTTTTGCTCTTCGGAACGTACTCTAACGGTTTCTTGTGCCTCCTTTTTACTTGTGCAAGCTTTGCTAAGATTAGACGCTTGTACTTCTTGATATGCTGGCCATACTTTATCCTTAAGACCATGTAGCATAGCACCGTTGCCCAATGAAACGTAGGTAATGTCACATAGAGCATCAAGAACCTCAACAATATTCCCCGTTTCGCATGCATGTTTATACTCCTCCAATTCTTCTAAAATGAAATTATAGACAAACATCCACTCTTTTTCATCGGGTATGTTCGGGGTATAATTATTGGGCTTTCCCATTATTGCATTAAATTCCTCAACTTCTGATACAAATGGTACATAGTTTTCTTTTGTATTGCCAACAACTTGTTTTGCTAGGAATTTTGTGATTTGATTTTTAAATCCTTTTAATAGTTTCATATTATTTTATTTTTAGATTTGGTGTCCGCCGTTATTTATTTTTAGTGAGTCAAAAAATTCTTTGCGTGCTTGATTATCGTTTTCCATAAACACACCTGATGCTTTAGTTGTAACCATTGATGCTCCTTGATGTTTAATACCACGGCAAGAAACACAATTATGTGTTGCTACTACAGTTACAATTACACCTCTATTTAATTCACAAATTTTATTTACAGCATTGTGGATAGCTGATGTTAATTGTTCTTGGATTGCTCCTCTACGACCAAATAGCTCTACTATTCGGTTTAATTTGGATAAGCCAATTACTCTACCTTCATCTCCTACAACATATCCAATATGAACTACTCCTCCAATTGTTTGGTGGTGGTGTGAACACATTGAATTGACAGGAATATTTCTTTCAATTACAATTCCATCATATCCATCACTTGGAAATGAGGTAATATCAGACATTGCTGTATATCGACCTGCAAATAAATCAAATACATATGCTTTTGCTACACGACGAGGTGTTTCGGCTGAATTTGGATCATTTTTCCAATCTACACCTAATGCAGTTAAAAATTGACCATAAGCAAGTTCGGCTTTATCAACCATTTCCCATTTTTGTTCTTCAGTAAGCGGGAAACCAGGTGCAACTCCATTTGCATAACCTTCTTTTACACACTCTAAATCAGTGTGATTTTTTCTACGTTTGTTTTCTGTCATATAACTTATTATTTTATATAAATGTACAAAAATTTTTTAGATAAACCAAATTAAAATTTGTAATCTTGAATAGTATTTGAATCTTCTCTTTCCCATGGGTAAGAAAGCCAATCATTTGAATTCCAAATACTAGAATAAAATGTAGGTTTAAATACAGAAGTTTGAGGTTTGTAATGTAAACATGCAAAGTTTAAATTAAATGGAAAAGCATATTCTTTTTGATGCGTTTTAAAAAAATTAGCAAATGTAACTCCACTATCGCAAATATCATCTATAATTAATGTATTTGGGGAAATAGTTCCTTTAGTCATTGGTATTCCTAGTTTATGGGAAACCATAACCGCTGGTATAAGTCCTCCCCTCTGTAATCCAAAAATATTTTCAAATTGAATTCCTGATTGGGAAATTTGTTGGGTTAATGAATTAACTAATTCATCTATTTCATTCCAACTAACATAACATTTTTCTATCATACACCTCTTTTTGTATCAAATGCAATAATGTGATCTCTACCTGTCATGTTATATCCTTTTTCAGCACACATTTCAAATACAAGTGGATACATTTTAATTAATGTTTCTCTAGTATCTCCAGCAGGCATAATGTATGTTTTGTCTTTTGGAATATTAAGTAGAGTGCGAATGTTTTCAATTTCTTGTAGATTCTTGTCCGTTCCGTCCCATACTGGTTTGAAATGATAATCCGTATGGAAGTGAATCATCTGGCTCATTGTAGCAAGCTTCATTCTAAACTTGTTATGTTGATCAATCATTCTTTGATCCACAATCGCTCCTTGAGGCGTAATAGCACCGAGTACGGGTACAGAATTACCAAACTTTGGACTGAGAGATATAAGGCCCAAAGGATAGTCGGTAGGTACGAAATGGCTACCTTCAGTTTCAATAGTAATGAGTATATCTCTTTCATGTGCAAAATGTGTTAATTCGTTTACTAATTTTGGCCACATTGTTGGACTTCCGCCGGTAAGCATCATTTCCTTAATGTGGGGGTTTTCGTCATATATTTTGATGATATCATCAAAACTAAATTGTGCCTTTTCTGGGTGGATTGAAGTATACCAGCTGTCGCACCATCCACCTTCTCCAAAGTAGCATCTATGAGTACACCCTGTGGTTCTTACGGCAATAGTAGGTCGACCAAATCTACTTCCTTCACTTTGGATACATCGATAAAGTTCAATGATGCCTTGTTTTTTTGCTTTTTCTTCTTCGGTCATTCTTGGAATTTGTCCCATCTTAAAGTAATGTGTTGGTTTAATAATTTATTTTCTTCTTTTAAAAATGCTTCTATAATATATGTTCTTTCCTTTAGACTTCCAAGTTCAGGTTCACATTTTTCTATAACCTGGAATTCGAATTGGGTGGAGGTAAGATATGATCTTTGTAAATATGGGTTAGAATGTTTATTAGCTTTAAGTTTAGTAAAATGGTCAACTTTTCGTTCATTTAACCATCCTTTTCCAATATAATATTCTCCGGTTTCTAAATTTAACATTTTGTAAATGCCATAACCTTCTTTTTTCAAATATAATTTTGTAAATTTATTTCCATAATTAGATTTATTATAGGTATTTTTACATGGTTTACAATAATTTTCGTACCCATCATTTTTAGCCCGATTTTTAGCAAATAAATTGTGTTCTAAAATTTCTTTACATTTGTTACAAGTTTTCATAGGATGCATGTTTATTTATTATACATATGCATCTTTTTTGTTTTTTACAAAGTTTATTGTGTATTTTGGGGAGATAGGTTTACCTCTTTGAATTAATTGATATGTAGTTTCTGTTAATCCATTATTTACTAACATTTTAATTCCTCTCCAACTTATTTTACCTTTAGTTATTTTTCCCTTAATACCTACTTGATGAAAATATGGAGTAAAAAATTCTTGTAACTTTTTATCAGTATCTTCAATTATTTGTTTAATAATTTGATCTTGTAGGTCTCCTAAATTTGATTCCATATTTCTTTTACTTGTGATTCACTTAAAACTCCAGGTTTTTTGTTAACTTCTTGTCCATCCTTTAAAAATATTAAAGTGGGTATACTTTTAATATTATATTGAGCAGATAATTGAGGATTTTCATCAACATCTACAAATTGAACAGGAATAGAAGCACTTACGCTTTCCATAATAGGTTTAAAATTCTTGCACGGTCCACACCATTCTGCAGAGAAATAAATAATTTGTTTCATTTTGTTAAAATATATGTAAATTTAATGTCACCAAAAGTGGTGGTTGTCGTATAATAATTATTGTCCATAGCTTGCACTGTTTTTTTCGTGTTCATAAACTTCTACTTTTATTGCCTTTACTCTACCTTCTGTTTCTTCTTTTAAGAATGTATTTATTTTTGTATAAAGATGTTCAGCAAATTTTTCACATCCAGTTGCTGGAATTATTCTTAATTGAATAAGTCCCTCGCTACTAAGTTGTTTAAATGATTCTAAATGCGGGTCATCCATAGCTATAACTGTTGTATGGTCTAGGAGCCAAGTAAAATAATCTTTTGGAGACATTCCATTAATTTGGGTTTTAGATCTTTTCATTCCACCAAAATCCCATACCCAATTTCTGTGATCTAATTCACCTTCAAACCAAACTCGAAAAGATATAGCATAACCGTGTAAAAAACGGCAATGTGTATCTTCTGCTTTCCATTGACGAAATACTGTTGAGTATCCATCAAATAATTTTGTACTAGTATATTTTGCCATTTTAATTTATTTTATTTTATCGTAAGTTAATTCAAAGATGTCAGGTTTGCATGGATAGAATTCTCCTTTAATACCTTTTATAACGTAATCATTCCAAGAGATTTCCATATCTCCTTCTAAGGTTCTTATAAAATGATATAATCCCTCACCATCTGATGTTGGGGTTACTATTAAATTATCCCCTAACATTGTGTAAACTTGTTCAATATTATCAGATATGAATTGAATTGCTTCAATTTCTACTGGTTTCTTTCTATATATTCCCATTTTAATTATTATGTGTTTCTAAAACTTTTGTTACTTCATTTACTACGTGTTCCCAACTTACAGGACCTGTTTCATCAGCATATCCTACAGGATCTTTTCGTCCCAATTTAATAAAAGCCTCTACACGCTCCACGGAACTTGCTGATTTATAATCAGAGAACCAATCAGAACACTCCATTATTTCATCTTTGTCATTTGTGTATAAGAAGCTATGATATATTGGTTTGTATGATGTATTTGTACGTTTATATACTTCATTAAAATCTAAATCTAATTCACTACATAATGTTTCTCCATCTTGTAAAATGGTAAATTTATCTCCTTCAAGATATGGAGTAAAGTAACCTACTTTATCTGCTTCCCAGTTACCCATTCTAAAGGCATGATCATCTGCATCTCTAAATTCTTGTCTGCAATCAGGATAAATTGCGTGATCGCCTGCATGGATTCCCATTGCAATATCACATTGTTCACCTGTTTTATTTGCTACTGATAGGGCAACTGCTTGGGTAATTGAGGCAAATATTTTGTTTCTATTTGGAACAACTGTTGCTTTCATGTTTTCTTCAGCATAGTGTCCTTCAGGTACTTCTTCTCCACCTGTTACCAAAGCTGAGTCTAATAAATCAGCTAATCCGTTTAATTGAATTTGGCGATACTTTACAAAATGTGGGTATTCTGCTGTTTTAGACCATTCATCTAGAATAGAGGTTCCATTAATATAATCTACTAATGACTGTGCTCTATCTAACTCTACTCTATGTTTTTGCCCATAGTCAAATGAGATAGCAGTAACGCTTTTATATTCTGAGAGACATCTAAGTAAAAGGGTGCTTGAATCTAGACCTCCACTTAGGGATAAAACTACATGATCTTTTTGTTTGTTCATATTTTTTAATTTAAAACTTTGTTCCGGTATTTGTAGGTTATGGAACTTCAAACCTTTATTATAATATACTAACTTTATTACCCTTTTCCAAATTATCTTGCCACCAAAGTGGTTGAAGATTTGTATAGTGGCAAGCTTTTCTTACTTCATCCTCTACAGTTAAATCAAATAAAGATAATGGAAGAATATGATCTACATGCCATCCTTTCAAACCATAGTTTTCCCATGTCATTCCTTCGGTAAATTGTTTTTCAATATAGGATAGAAAAGTTTCTCGATCACATCCTATAAGTTCAAGAGTATTAGTAGATAAATTTCTTTTATTGATCAAATCAGATAGTCTTCCAGATAAATTTCCCTTTATTTTAAAAAACATATCCTCTCTTCTACGATTGTACCTATATTCTCTTTCGTATTTTCTCCACCAATCTAAATTTTCAGCTACATATTTTTTTCTATATTGCTTAGCTTTGTCTGTTTTATCTCGCTCAGCTCTAGTATTGTTTTTAGATTGAAACTGTTTGTCATATTTTGTGTCGCATTCTTTACATTGGGCTTTTACTCCCATATATCCTGCTTTTTGAGGGACAAAAAAATTAAATAATTTAATTTTAAAACATTTTGTACAACGTTTTTTTTCTTGTTGAGCAAGTTCTTCTTTTTCTAGAATTTTAGGATTTTTTCTTCTCCTATATTCTTTCATATATTCTTTTGAAGGCATAGTTATGTGTTTATATGTTGGTTATACATATTATATCCTCCTGTTAAAGTCACAACTCACTTACTACATGTTTCATATCCAATTTATGTTTTGCCATAATTCACTATTTAAATTTTTATATTCTTGTTTAGTTAATCCTTTCATTAGCATATAACATTCAAAATCAATATCTAATAATCTCCAATGAGTATACCATTCTTCTTTCCACAGTTCACGGAATTTTTCAAATTCCTGTTTTGTTAATTTATCCATAATTAAAAGGGTAAATCATCTTCATCAATAACTCTATTAAGTGTTCCAGGCAATTCATCCATTAAATTTAATACTGGTTCTCTAAAATAAAATTCAAGGAAATCTTTTGGGTATAAATGTACAATACCTGTATATTTTGGATTTGAGATTTCTCTTTCTTGTATTTTAATACCTGCTTTATAAGCAGCAGCTGCTACTTCTTTTCCTAAATCCGAGCCTGCGGCTTTTCCTAGATACTCATATAAACTTAAATATATCATAACTTTTATTTTTGATTAATTATACGAAAAAATAATATGGACTCCAAATTAAAGTCCATTTATTGTGCGAAACATTTCTACATTAAAATCTACAAGATCCTCGTTAACAAACTCTTTGCTTATATCTTGGTGTTTGTTCATATTGGC